AGGACCTAAAAATACAAAAACATTAGGAAAAATAGCTCTTGCACTCTTTTCAAGAGGCAAAGTTAGGATTTAAGCCGCTCGTAACCATGGTACTAAAAACTAAAAAGAAAAGGCTATTATTTAGCCTCCTCCTTTGTGCTTTTCTCTTTCTTCAACTTCTCTTCATGTTCGCCTATTTTCTTTTCTAGGAACTTTTCAAACTTATCCTTTTTCTTAAGGAATTCAGCTAACATCATCACCAAGTTTTCTAAGCCTAATACATTCTGATTTAACTTATTGACCTCTTGAAATAAATAACCCATTCCTCCTTCAACTTCGTTAACTCTATTTTGTAGAACTTTTCTTGGATTTTGATTTCCGCTTTTTTGTTTTGCCACGTGGCCTCCCCTTTGGCTTTTCATAGCCAAATATCATATTGTTTAATTGTCTAAAAATACCTCTGACTGCTCTTAGGTCTGTGCTCATTCAATTTCCCCTTGCCTTTACTATTGCTTTGCATCTTTTACAAGTTCTTTTTTTACGGAATAACTCAAGTCCCCATAATTTTCCACATTTACATTTAATATTTAATCTTTCTTGAGCTTTATCCATTACAAAAACTCCCTTAATTTTGGCCCTCTAGCTCTATGTCTCATTCTCCTAAGAGCTTTTTCTTTTATCTGCCTTACTCTTTCTCTACCTATACTAAATTCTCTTGCAATTTGGCTAAGAGATTGTCCTCCACCTTCACCATTACCTGCATATTCTCCAAATCCAAAATATCTTTTTAGTACATCTTTTTCCCTATCTTTTAAAGTTGACATTGCTTTTTTCATTTCTTTTGCCAAATAGAATCTGCTTAAGTCTTTATTTTCCTCTACTAAGTTATCAGATTCTAAAGCTAGTACTTGACTAGAGTCAATAGACATAATTTTATCTATAGGCACGTCCTTTACTATCTTTTTAGGCATGCTTTTATTTTTATCAACTATATCTTCGTATTGAACAAATAAAGTCCATTCATCTTTTTCTAATAAATCACATATTATTTTTCTATGCTGAGGGTCTTTAGGAATTCTCCTAAGATTTGCATACTCTATCATTTGACCATAACTAATATTTACCTTTTTTGAAAACTCAGCTATTGACATATACCCTTTTTCATTTAAAGCATTAATAAATGCTGAATTTTTAAACCGTATTTCCGTTCGTATCATTTTAATACCCTCTTTATTGTTTTATAAAAGTTATCATAACAAGCCTGTCTTTGCTCATTAATCTTCTTAAGTCTCATTTTAAGTCTTATTTGGTCTGTTAAAGGAGGTTTTTCTTCTTTTAGGTGTACCCCCTTATTAACAACATTTTGTAGCCTTATAACCTCATTTGTGAGCTGTTGGTTCATTTCCCACAATTCTGATATATAAGCTTCTGCCTTAATTCTTTGTCTATGCTCAAACGCATATTCTTCTTCCAAACTACATTTGGTCTTCAAGTCTTTCTTCATCTTTTACCTTAAATAATTTAAAAAACATACTCTGTTGCCCCCAAGGAGTGTTAAACGCCCAAAGCTCTAAAGTGTGGTTTTTACCGTTTACTTTAAAGTTAGTAGACCATCCTGGTTTAATGGTTGCGAAATTACCATTCTTAGTTTCCGCACCTCTCCACTTACCAGTTTCTGGGTCTGGTTTATATGCTTTAGTATCTTTCCTTGCGAATCCGCTGCTTATTAACTCTTTCATACCATCTCCTTAGCCAAGCCTCTGATACACCTTCGCTGACGAAACCAAGGTCTATCTTACCATACTTTTTCTGTATGTAATTCCTTAACTTTAATTCGGCTATCTTTGCCTTTTTTTCTTTTGACGACATTCTTTTTTTTATCCTTCTGAGAGAACCTCCCAGATATATCTTGTCAATTCTCAGCGTATCCACATTGAGTACACTGATAGTGACAATCGTGAACATATACTAGTTGTCCACATGAAAAACATTGTTTGGTTTCTATCATAAGGACTCTAAATATACAAAATAAATACTATATATAGCAAGTACAAAAGTTAGGTTTTAAAGGCCATAAAGGATGAGATAAAATGCATCTCGTAAAGAACCCCCTAGTGCTCACGCAGTAAGGTTCCTAACTTTTATCAGATGGTTATCAGGCATCCTAGTACTTACTAATTTCAAACTAACGGCAGAACAGGTATAGGGGACTCGAACCCCGCTCAACGCGATGAGTGCTCCATCTTCACCTATTCTGCCTTTTGCTAGCAATTTAATGGGGAATATCTTTTCGACGAGATTTCAACTTAATTAATCAAAACTATTATAGTTAATTATTATATAAGTTAGCTATTCCCCAAATCTTCGGGCAGAGCAAAAGAGAGTGTAGTTGTCATGAGGAGTATGACGGCTGACCCTGCCCTAAGTTTAAAACATTTCTGATTTCGCTAATTTCCTAAGGACGTATTTTACTACATCTTCAGGTAATTTACTAAGACTTTTAAGTAAATTCTTATAATCCTTATGAGTTAATGGACCCTTCCTAGTATTACATCGACCACATACTATGTGTAAATTCTTAGGAATTGAACCGCCACCCATAGACAAAGGCACGATATGGTCACATGCCATATTACTGACAACCAAAGTCTCGCTGCAATATACACACGGTTTCCCATAAGATTCATAAAGTAATTTTCTAAGCTCAGTAAGCGATATCTTAAATTCGACTTCATATTCTCTACTCCTTCTTTTTAATGAGGATTTGAGAGTCGAAGATTTCTTCATCATTCTATGGTAAATCTTTTTAGAATGATTCTTATGAATAGGGAGAAGCTTTTTCATATAAAGCCCCTCCCAATCCACTTGTTGCCTTCTCCTATTTTTCTTCAACGAGCTTGTACCTTGCGTATTCATGATTTGGATTTAAATTCTCTATATTGTATGTTTTTCCTTCGTATCCTTTTGTTCTCAAATTATGAATTATCGCACCGAGTCTCATTGTATGGTAGCTTCGATAAGCTTCCATTGGAGTTAGCTCTAGTCCACTAAGCAGATGCCGTAGGACTCTTTTGGTCTTCGATTCTCTCGACATAACCACCCCTTCTTTTACCTAAGTGAATATCCATCTCCAACTTCCATATACTAAACATAAGCACGACCCCTTTAGTTACATCGGTATCTAGGAATCTTATTCCTAAACCAAATAACTTAAGTATTCTTACGTAGCACATAGATTCATCTCTATATATCCACATTAATAATCCTGGTTTTATCATGTTGTTACCCTCCTGAATCTAAATGAAGGCTGCCAAGCAATTTCAGCATCAAACAATTCTCCATCTGTATTCTTGTATAAATGTACAGATTTAATATCATTATTTGCTTGCCCATTCAACCCAATAACTTTACGACTGGCATTTTCTATTGCACCTGAACCTTTTCCTGCATATAGGTCTAATGCCTCGTTTCGGCTGTAATCTCTACTCACCTGACTTATTTGTATTATGATAATATCCATGTTTACTGCTAGATTAGAAAGATAATGAGAAACTTGTTTAATTTGCTCATATTCACCCATATAACGTCCATTTGTGCTTATTAAGTCGATATAGTCGACAACTACGACGGCTGGTTGAATCTCTCTAACTTTATTTTGTATTTGTTCTAGATTAGGAGCAACAGTTTGTATAACTAAATGATTTATTTTATCCTTATGGAGTTCATAAATCTCTTCAAAGTTATTTGTTACTTGGTCTTTATCTAGTCCACTTGCAATTTGCATATTCCTTCTATGCATATACCAAGCTGATAGTTCTAATGATAGATATAAACAAGGTATTTGGCTTGATACATCTATTTTATCATTAACAAAGTCAACGCCTAATGCTAGATTTTGAGCAAATGTAGTTTTACCTGAACCCGTTGGTCCAAATATAGTTACTAATTCACCTGGGTATATCTCGCAATCAGCACTAACTCCTAACATTTTAGCTACATTAATTGTTTTGCCGCTAAAATCTGTTGTTAATCGCTCTTTAAGGTCAGCTTGTAAATCATCTGCATTTTTAACATCAATGAGATAATCTTTTCTTTTGAAATAAATACACTTTGTTTGACAATGTTCGTGCATTATAGAGTCTTGGCATCCATATCTATATCCTCTATTATATGTGTATTCTACTTTCTCAACAACTTCATTTTCATTTAATGAGTTATTGTTCCAGTGTAATATCATAGCTTTGGCATATTCTGAGGGAATACCGTTTCTTCTTGCATGAGAAGCTATTCGCATTAGCGTTTGATTTCTGTTGCCTTCTTGAGGCCCCACATTTAACATTCTTTGAACGCATGGAACTACTTCTGTTGGTTCAGAAACTTTCCTTGACTCTTGTATTCTAGGAGCTTCTTTGACGACATACTGTTCTAGTTCTCCATCTGCTATTTTCTCTTCATAAGCAAAGCCTAGTCTGGCTTTTTGTGCTAGTTCTAAAATATTGATATCTGTATTAAATAGCTCATGTATTGTTATTGGAATTTTGTATAAGTTTGTTTTCTTATTTATTGTATGAGCAACACGGTATATACCTGTTCTCATAAATATGCTATTATCTACTTCTGGAAATATTTTAGCTATAGTGTTTTTGACAATGTAATGAGTGTTGTCACTAACCACAAAATTAAAACAATGATTAGGGATAACAATATGGTACCCACTGCCTGAAAAATAACATTGGATAGACTTGTGTGAGACATCAAACTCTTCAAGTTTGACCACAACTCCAATAGCTTTTTGCCGAGTGTATTCATCTGAACTATCTCCTTTATCTACATCCAATATAATATTATCTATACCTCTTTTCCCAAAGTAATTTTTGAGACCACCATTATTTCTTGCATAATCACACGCTTCTTTATCGTATAAATATATACTTCTAAATAAAGGTTCTTGAGGATTGATGTATTTTAGTAAGTCTTTCTTGAGAATCAGGGAGCCACGATTTCTCGGACTCCCTTGTGCTATCTCTATATAGTCCACTACATATTTCCAAGAGCGTCAGAGCCAAATACCTCTTCCATCTCTTCAATAGTCTTCTCTTGAACTGATTTAGTTTCTGTGGGAGCTTCCTTGAGGTATCCCTTTCCTCTAAGCCAATTCATATCATCTTCAAGTGACTTTCTGCCATCTGTAGAATTAAGATTGATTTTGTGGTGAACTCTTGTATAAACCTTTCCACCTGGCTGTTTAGGTTTTTCTTTATAAACATATGCCAAATATGGAAACTCTGTTGGTGTAGCATCTATTCCCTCAGCATGATTATCAGTTAAATATTCAGCGATATTCTTTATGGGTTGTCCGTCTTCTGTTTCCCAAGTGCCCTTGGCATTGACTCCTGCTTTAACGCCAACTATATCAAAGAAATGATATAATCTGTTTAAAACTGAGCCACCACTAACGGAGCCATCTGGTCCCTTATCTAAAGAACCTGATATCCTGATTGATTTAGTATAATCACTGCCTTTTTGCTTTACAGTTACATCTAGATAGATATCTGCCCAATCATATTGAGCACTTTTATCTTTGAAATCTAGAATTGCTATATCACAAATTCCATAATAATTTGTATGTGATGTACTACTTTTCAGATTTGCTGGTTTTACTAACGCCATCTTTCTTCTCCTTCTTATAAATTAAGTTCCATTCGAATTCAACTATTTGACCTTTTAAGTGTTCGCATCTACTTCCCGCTTCTACAGCTTCATTAGATTTGAATGATACCATCAGTTTTTCTTCTTCTCTATGTACATATCCTATTGCATCGCAATCAGACATTATCATATTCTTTAGTTTTCCTGTGATATCTAAACTTTCAGGTTCTACTATTGCTTTACCATCTACAATTGCTCTAGCTACTTTTCTATGTCCTACAACAATTAAATGGTCAACACAATCCTTTAAATTATGGATTGTATTCATTACTTTTTCTCTTACTAAGGCATAACCTTTACCAAATGATAAATCAGCGATAGAAGGCACTTCATACTCTCGACAGACTGCTTTCTCAGCCCAGTCTACTACTTTATCTATAGTATCTATAGCAAAGTATTTGTAATCGTGCCCATCTTTAGCTTCTTTAACTAAATTGATAAGTTCTTGCCTGTTATTAACTTTGTGGATGTAGCCTTCAATCATGCTACTACCGCTTTCCGTATCAATAATTAGACAATCGTCTAATTTACTAAGCATAGTAGTTTTACCGACCTTGGGTGGTCCGTATAAAAGTAATATACCTGGATTTATCGACACGGGTTTACTTTTGACTTTTTTTAATGCCATTTTCTACCTCGTTTTATTTAATTTGACGACCAATAAATATACTATTCATCATTATTAAAGACAAGCTTTATTTTATAACTATTAGCCACTTTTTTCATAAGAATTGTAGTATAATATTTCTTATCGGATGTCATTTCGTCTAATGCAAAAGAACACATATATTCTAAGGCATCTATGCATTCTTTTTTAGTTACTTTATTTATCATACTTCAGCCTCGAATGAGCAATATTCATTCTCTTTTAGACATTTTAATATCTTTCTACCTAAAAGTAATCTTGCATACCACTCTAATAGATGTTGATTTTCTCTTCTATCTTTAGTTCCGAGACTTTTCATAAGCATTCCATCGTTATATCCAGCATTATCTTTGAAAAACTTATCTAATTTCTTTACCCAACCCATTAGTTCTCTTTTACATTTAGCAATTCCTTCTTCTACATCTTTTATTTGACTATCATCAAAATGATATTGTAGAAAAGCACAATGTCCTTCTGAACCAAAGAAATCAGCGTCATTACTTGCTTGAATTCCAAACCAGAATTTACCTTCTATGTCACCATTATAATATCTTCCCATCTTTTCTTACTCCTTATCTTTAATTTAATGTTTAATATAAGAGCATAACCTACTCGAATTACTGCAGTAATACTTTCGACGATAGCTGCTTACCAACGTGTCCTTTTTCGTGGGCCTTCATATCTATTATGCTCTCAATTATTTATGCTGCTACCCAGTTACATAACCCATCTATTATAGATGCATTATGATTATAGGATGCAATTGTAGGTTTTTCCTTATGCCATAACTCGTCTGTCGCTGCATTAAGGAACTGCCAACCATTTTGCTCATTTTTCTGGAGAAACCTGTCAACTATGGAGCCCCATAATTGCTTAGGAATGTCAGAAATATGATTGAATCTTATATCAGATAGTGAATCAAGGTCTAAATCTTGATTATTTAGTATTTTAAACCTATTTATCATTGAATGAACTGAATTATTATCACCTCTACAAGCAGTTTTTAACGAATGCGCTACTGCTTCTAGTTCATTTTTCCAATCATCACTACCTATGCTGTGCCTAAAACGATATTTTGATAGATTTACTTTGCTCATCATACCATTTGTGCAAATTAATCTATATAACATCATTCTAAACCCTAATGATGTGCTTCCGTCATAACTATTCCACATTTGAAAGCCAATAGCTACATCATCACCAACCTCTACTTCGCCTACACTATTATCTTTTGCTATGTAACTAGTAACATATCTTTTACCATCAAAATATGTTTTATCTTCGTGGAATATTGAATCTGATTGAAACGCTATTTCTTCTGCCATTTCTTTTACTTCATTATTTGGAACTAATAAGTAATTACTACCTACTGTTCCTACTTCTTTCCATTCTAACATATCAGTCTTTTTATTTAAATCGTATGTTTGAACAGAATATGCACTAGATTGTACACCTTGATAATCTAATGGCACTTTTCTTATTTCTGCGTATGGATTCATTTATCGTTTTCCTTATCTTATGAAAAGAGAGCCTCACATATTCCTTTGCCTATACAATGAGT